CACCTCGTGGCAAGCGTGATTGTGAGGGAATCAACCGTAGAGTTGCATCATGGCGATTGTGTTGGCGTTGACATACAGGCAGCAGTTATAGCAAGTCGAGTGGGAATCCATACGGTATGCCATCCTCCTGTAGACGAGTCACTCCGAGCACACCACAACTCAGATACTATATTGCCCCAACTAAACCACTTCGCTCGTAACCGAAATATTGTCGAAGCGAGCGACGTTCTCATCGTCATACCATACCAAGACGAGTGGCAACCGCGTGGTGGTACTTGGTACACGCATGACTACGCTGTCAAGAAAGGAGTTGATGTAGCAATCATCGAACAGAGCGGCACCATACGATGGCAGTGGGGATGTCATATGGCAGAGCGGACTGCGGGCGAGAACCCAGACGGCGACACGCGGCAGGACTAAATAATCGTGAATGATAAAGGAACTTTTATGAAAGTGAACACAAACTGTACGGGAGGTTGGAAAGACCTCGAAGTCTATTTCTGTGACAGCGCAGAGAAACCCACCATATTCCGAGTATATGAGAGCATGTATGAGAGCATGAAGAATGCCTTCTATGGTTCAACTCAGATACCAGTATTCATCATCGGATACCATATCGTCGACAACAACACACCCGAGAAGTGTATCTGTTCCCAGAAGTCGTTCATCAATATGCGCAACGTCACCCACATCAAGGTGGTTGGCAGGAGTCAAGACATATGAGCGATAGCGACGAGGACAACGTGGTCTCTTTGTCAGAGTTCCGTGTTAAGCGAGATGCCTCTGAGTATAGACTATCAGAAGATTTGGAAGATTTGTTCCAAGACTTCGCCACGGAAGATCTAATTGCTATTCAAGAGATCCTACAGGGACTGTCTGGTTTGGACGAGAGGGAGAAGACAATAGAACCTCTAGAGTTTGTACGGTTTGAGGTGGGACTCCGTTGTCTCACCGATATATTTAATGGCACTATGTTCTCGACTGAGTGTGTCAGCAAGAGTGATGAAGTATACCAGAGTCTTGAATCAATAAATGAGCAGTTAGTGAACCTACAGATGTGGGCGAATAAATGGAGAGATGATAACAATGCGTGAAATGACAGCAAGAGAAGCACTATATACACTGTGCGTAAAACTTGGACCAATACCCACCACACTTCGGGAGGACAACCTGTCTCCTGATGAGATTCGTGTGAACGAGGCAGTTCGGGTACTTATGGATTCAATCTTGGAGGAAGAAGTGCGGCGTGAGAGTGGACAAGTTGTAGAGTTGATCGACCTCATTCGCGGATGGCACCATGCTCGCAACCTGATCGATGGTGCTACTGACAAGGATCAGTACATGAAACTGATTCAGGAAGCAGGTGAACTCTCCGACAATATCTGTAAGGGCAAAGACATCCGAGACGACATCGGTGACATGATGGTAGTTCTCATCAATATCGCCGAGCGCAATAACCTGACCGTTGGTCAGTGCCTCCAGACTGCTTGGGACGATATCAAAGACCGCAAGGGTACTATGGTCGACGGAGTCTTCATCAAAGAAGGCGACGACCTACCTGCTGTCGAAGAGTATGAGGAATATATGATGATTCCAATTGCTCCTCCACAGGATCACTACACCGAATACACCGAAGAAGAATTGGAAATGCACCGAGAGATGCAAGCAAGCATGTTCCCACACGAACAGTTTAGTATCGAAAAGTATTTGTAGTAGATGCCCGATTTGATTATGGCAAGGGCAGGTGAGGGCGCTGGTGATATGGTCCTCGCTCTTAACAATTGCTTTGCTTGGGCAGAGTTGTATAAGACTACTGTTGAACTCGAATACCACTGGGTCTCCGACAAAGACTTCAAGTATGTTGATGCAGACCCAGAGACTATGGGAGAACGTGTTGACTTGATGCATTCAAAAATGATGAACCCAGAACTTGTTCGCGTCGAGCATGTTTGGGGTTCAGACGTGTTTGAGTACCACAATGCACACAACAACCTGAGACTGAGGGCGAAGATTCAACCTCGCAAATTCTTCTTTCCTAAAAAGGTGGGTGGAGGGCATTTGCATCCGCATATCAATCAAGTCCCATTCGGTGGTAAGATGGGGCAGGCAGAATGGGAATGGGCAGAGAAACCCACCATATCGAAAAAGATTGTGATGTGGGACTTCGAACTCAACAGAGAGGGCGTGAAAGAATACAAGGTGCCCAACCGTGGTATCGACTGGGTGCATATTAGGGAGAAGGCATATGAACTCTTCCCCGACTATGAGTTTGTGCACCTAACATACAGGGACTCCTTTCAGAAAGCACACGACGAGATACGAGACTGTGCGTTTTGTCTTGGGTATGACGGCATGTGGCATATGGTATTAAGAAACTTCGGCAAGTTGTTTGTCACGTTCACTGACAACATGTCCCACTGCCACGCCAATACAGTGCCCAGTTGCTCGGCGTTTAGAGATGGACAGATATTTGATTACCTTGAGAGACTCTCCGACCCAGAGTTTCTGGCGAAGGAACAGAGGTTCTCTCAGTATATGCACAATAGAAGGATGAAGTGGTATGCGAATCCTAGAGGATAATATCTTCGTTTGGGAAGAAGCGATGAGTCGTGAGTGGTGCGAAAACCTCACCCGCATAACAGACGAAAAGATAGAGATCGCCGAGAAGACTGGAGACATTGTCTTTAATGAAGGTGGAGAGTACAACGCAAACGGTTGTTACTTTCGAGAAAACGACAAGAGGATAGACACCTCTCTGCTCATGTCCAAATTTGGATCCCTACATGTAAAGCAAGAGGAACTTCTCCTTTCTCTTGAGCACTGCCTACAAGAAATGCGGTCACACTATAGGGACATAACACGTGCTTCTCCTCCTGCCATTGAACAGTGCGAGGAGATATGCTGCAAGGTCCAGAGGACTCCCCCTGGAGGTGGATTCTGCGACATGCATTATGAGCAGGGCGGCAATCAAGGAGAGAGTGCACGACGCTGGGGTGTCTGGATGTTGTACTTGAATGACGTGACCGAAGGAGGGAAGACCGATTTCCCTGTGCAGGATCTCTCTGTTCAACCAACAGCGGGGACTATGGTCATATGGCCAGCAGCATACACCCACCCTCATAGGTCTGCGCCAGACCTTGGACAGTACAAATACATTGTCACTGGTTGGTTCCAATATTACATAGAAGGTGAATCCTTTCATCCACGAGAGGTCAGTAGAAGATGAAACTTGAACGAGTAGTCCTTGAAGTATCTGGTGGGTGCAATTACACCTGCACTATGTGCCCACAGACCAGTCCTGGGAGGGGCAAGGAGTGGACGCGGAAGATGCATCTATCGCAGTTCGAGGACATCCTTGACCAGATCACTCCAAAGTACGGGACTCCCCAGATAAACCTTGAGGGTTCAGGCGAACCGACTCTCGCCAAAGACCTTGACAAGTACATCGCTGCTGTCAAGAAGCGAGGACTAAAGGCATACATGTACACCAACGCATTCCGTTTGGAAGGCGACTACATGAAGCGAGTTGTTGATGCTGGCATCGACTTCATCCGTTGTTCGGTCATCGGGTACAATCCAGAGAAGTACCGCCACTGGATGGACGTGGACAACTTCCACAAAGTTCGACAGAACGTCATAGAACTCCAAGACTATATCGCAAACTCCTCCTCCAGCGCCGAGGTGTCCTCCTATCACCTGATCACTGACAACGGGAGGGTAGACTATGAGGTGGGTCAATATCAGTCTAATTTCATACAACAGACGGGCACCAAGGCATACATCTGGAAGATGCATAACTGGTCTGGGAACTATGACACCAACGGCAATGCTCGAGGTGGCGCTGAGAGGAAGACCTGTGGTCGACCATTCAGTCCTGAGTTGACTGTCCGCGCCGGAGGTAATGGCAAACTTGGGGCAGTGACACCGTGTTGTCAGACTCTGGGACCACCAAACGAATCCAAGTCAGTCCTTGGTCACTTCGAGGACCAGACCTTCGAGGAAATCTACTGGGGTGACAAGTATGAAGAACTGCGACTTGCCCACACAGAAGAACGGTTCGACGATATCGAATACTGCAAGAACTGCGACTTCCTGTATGACGACCCCGAAGTGCTAGTCTGGTCCAATGACCCCACCGCCCGAACAAAGCATATGCTCGGCACAGACTTCTCCCTGAACGACAATATCATCGTAAGTTGTTGATTCTATTCAACTAATTCACGTTTGCCTTTGGACCTCAAATATGAGATAATACTTGTATTGTGAATGAGGAGAGAAACATGAACTTTGGAACTGTTATCGCTGGAATTGTAATGGACTTCGTGATCTGTTTGGTAGTCGCGACGAACTTCCTACAGGACGTCCACGTCGCCGTGGCGATTGCAGGTGCCGTGCTGCTCTCTTGTGTGAAGTTCTGCGTCCAAGTTGGAGTCGTGACGACGGTAAGGACAGCAATGAGGAAAGAAGTATGAACTTTGGAACTGTTATCGCTGGAATTGCAATGGACTTCCTGATCTGTTTAGCAGTCGTGACGAACTTCCCACAAGAGAGTAGCGCCGCTACTATACTGATGTGTGTTGGAGTCGTCGTGATCGCAAGGACAGCATTCAAGGTCTGGACTTCAGACCTGATTGGATAGTGTAAGTTGTTGATTTGATTCAGTTTATTCAGGTTTGCCTTTGGGCGTCAAATGAACGATAATAGTATCTGAATTGAGGAGAAAGTAATGCGAATATATCAAGTGGTGCAGCAAGTGTCTTATGAGGGAAGCAGGGTTATCGCCGTGTACTCATCTTTGGAACTTGCCAATGACGCAGTGCGAGAGATACACACGCACGTAGATGATTACAGCATTGGATACAACGATGAGGCGTCTGAATTGTTCACTGATGAAAATGGCGGGTTGTGTTTCTCTCGCAGCGATTCATCGTTAGTTATTCGCTCCCTTGAACTGGATGTTGATATGTCTCAGTTTACGACTCGGGAGCAACGGTGGGAAGCTGCCCACGGGGAAGATGAATGAACCCATCTCAGGAAGAAACATTTGCTCGTTGCATCGGGCGATTCATTAAAAACGACATGCCTATAGACTGGGCGCACGTTTTTGCCTGCATGAAAGCAAATGGTATTCCAGAGAGGAAGACCCAATTTATGATGGACCAATACAACTTAGGTAATTGGAGATGAGAAATACCATGGATGTAATAGAATATAAAGTTGTCGGCGTATATGGCGCTCTTGATGATACATACGATATCGCCGCGTGGGATACCCTCGAGGAAGCGAGTGAACATGCAAATGCGATCATACTCAACGACTGCATCTTAGGCAATATGCGCTACACCAGCATCGAGGTCGTCAAGGTATCCGAAGAGAGGGTGGATATTTCTGTCAAACCAGCACCCAAACTGTTTGACCCAGACTACGAGAGACAGGGTGTTGCGCCCAAAGCAGTCGAAGTTGTTGACCCAAAAGACTTTTGGGAGATGGTGGAGATTCTGCGTAATTTAGAAGATAGGTTCGTTGGGTTTCGTGATGAAGTGATGCTCAATCTCGGTGACGCGATGCTCGATATCAAGCATATGCAAGGCGATGTTGATACGCTCAAGAATGAGAAGATCAGAATAGGAGAATCGCAATGAATGTAGCAACGCTGGAACTGGTACACAGACGATTGCTCGACAAGGCAACAAGCATGGATGCCGAGATCGAGAAGTATCGAACAGGTGAACTGCAAGACGATGCCATGTACGGTCGGTTGGTCTATAAGCAGTCCGGCGTCATGGCGTGTGTCCTCACCATCAACGATATGATGAGTGAGGCATTTCAGGCAGGGCGTGTATCAAAGGAAGAGGACGATATGTCCGACGAGGTCAGTCAGTTAGTGAAGATGGGACGATGATTATCTATCACATAGAAAGAAAGGTAGATGGTGAGTGGCAGGATGTATGCCGTCCCACTGAACACGAGGAACTCGCAAGGAAGATCTGCCACATGAAGGCAAGCAAGGATAGCACCACCATCCGTGTAGCAACCTATGATGACAGGGAACCCGAGGCACGTTTGTTGTGCCTGATGAATGACACAGGATGGGAATGAGACCCGAAGACGTGAAGGTGGGACAAACCCACTTCATCCACCCATTCCGTAAGAACCGGAATGCTGGCGCCAAGGTCATCGTCGAGACATTATTCGGTGTCGATATGATGGTCAGGGTGCTTCACACAGACGAACCCGTCATGGTATTTTTCACAGAACTCTGGAGGGGAGAAGAAATATGATTACACGCGAAACAATATTCAAGGTCGACTCGAAGGGCAAAGTCCGAGAGTGGCGTATGGAGATCGACGGTGCCAACTATCGCACTGTTGCTGGTGTCCAAGGTGGACAGCAGGTTATCTCTGGTTGGAAGGAAGCAAAACCCAAGAACGTAGGTCGTTCAAATGCTACCACTGCGGAAGAACAGGCGGTTGCCGAGGTTGATGCCAAGTACACCAAGAAACTCGACGGTGAATACCACGAGACTCTAGAGTCCACGTCGGTGGCAAAGTTCTACAAACCTATGCTTGCCACTAAGTGGGAAGACCTGAAGGACAAGATCGATTATCCGGTCTACACCCAACCCAAGTTGGACGGTGTACGTTGCATCGTGAACGCAGAAGGTATGTGGAGTCGCACTGGTAAGGCAATCACCTCTTGCCCTCATATCATCGAGCAACTGGCACCTTGGTTTGAGTTGCACCCCGATCTGGTTCTGGATGGTGAGTTATACAACCATGACCTGAAGGATGACTTCAACAAGATCATCAGTCTGGTACGCAAGACCAAACCTACAGAGGAAGATACTGCTGAGGCAGCAGAGACTGTGCAATACCACATGTATGATGTGCCCAGCGTGGACCTTGACTTCCACGAGAGATCTGCCCAGTTGAGAGGCATCGATGGCGATGCACTGGAAGTCGTTAAGACTCTGGTTGCATACAACGAGGAGGAAGTTGACGCGCACTTCGGAGAATTTATCGGAGAAGGTTACGAGGGTGGTATGATACGTTTGAACGCACCCTATGAACAGAAGCGCAGCAAGACGCTGATGAAGCGCAAGGACTTCGAAGATATGGAGTTTGAGGTCATCAGCATTGAGGAAGGGCAAGGCAACTGGGCAGGTTATGCCAAGCGTGTCGTGTTCAAACTCGAAGACGGTCGAGAGTGTGGGTCTGGTCTAGCAGGTAACCAAGAGTTTGCCCGAGACCTACTGGCGCGGCGAGACGAGTATGTCGGAGGACAGGTGACCGTACAGTACTTCACCCGAACACCGGATGGGGTGCCACGGTTCCCTATCGCCAAGGCACTGTACACAAACAGGAGAGATGTATAATCTATGACAAGTAAGCATGTGCAAACAAAAGAACGTGGACTTGATTGGTACATGAAGTGGATATCCACCGTGCTGATCTTGAGTAGCGTGGCGTTTCGCTCTGCCGGACCAGAGTACCGAGACTGGGATATCACCATCGGGTTCATCGCAACGTGCGGTTGGACCACCGTCTCCATAATGTGGAACGACCGTGCGCTCATCCTGCTCAACGGTGTCATGGGTGCCATGCTCGGGTCTACCTTGATCCAGATCTGGTTGTGATATGAAAGGCAAGCACCCGAGAAAAATCTTTGACGAGTACCTGTCCGAGTCGGAGAGGACAGAAGTATTGGAATCAATCTATAGACTGAGAGACCACTGGTGTCCTCTATTCGGTGGCATCGACAAAGCGTTTCTATTGCCTGCTGCTCTCTACGCTAAAAGAAGAAACGCCGAAGAATACTCAAAGTTACAACTCGCAGCGCGAGCAGATATGATGACCGAGTTCAGTTGGTTATACACTAAATTGGTGGAGACAGTATCTGATCGGTATGGACTCCCTGCGGTGTTCAGTCCCAACTTGAATTTCCCAGGATTCCATATATTTTTTGGACCAGTAGACAACAGGGGTTTGGACTCTACGCAGGAGTATTACCTTGCGGCAAAGGAAAGAGTCCACCTCGACAACTTCCCAGATTTCATCCCAGAATTCGAGAGACAAGAACACATTGAGTCTTTTATCGTCCCGATCCAACTGCCAAAGAATCGCGACACAAACCTCTGGTGGTGGGACTCTGTAGATAAGATAACAAAAGAACCGCCGAACATACTCACTTATTCGGAAGGTATGCTCGGGCACTGGCATGGGCAATACCCACACGCCATCGGCGAAGTCGTCCTCGAGGAGGGCGAAGCGCGAATCTCCCTCCAGTTCCATGTCTGTATCAAACCCGATCGGGTTATCCTCTTTTGGTAAGTTGTTGATTCTATTCAAGTTATTTCCACTTGTCTTTGGACATGGTTTGTGAGATAATATCTGTATTGTGAATGAGGAGAGAGTTATGGGTTTAGCAACGATGGATAATATGGATACGGTCGTCGGATCTTTTGTTGAGAAAGACTTTGGGAAGACCCACGAGTATAGTCTCATCGGCGACGATATGTTTGGGTTGTTGTGGATGGGTGAAGAGTACCCACACAAACTCTGGACTCTCGACGGATTCCGTCACGCCCGAATCTTAAAGACTGTCGCATACATCATCGTCGACGAGGACGAGTATGGACTTCCCGTTATCGAGAAGTGGGCAATCAAACAGCACCAGCAGTTCTAACCTATTGATTTTGTTCAAGTTATTTCCACTTGTCTTTGGACATGGTTTGTGAGATAATATCTGTATTGTGAATGAGGAGAGAGATATGAATGAAGAAATGGACGTAGCACTGGATAACCTGATTGACCGTATCGTCGAGGACTATGCTCGATACACCAAGGACTTTGATCATCCTCGAATCGAGAGATTTCATGCTGGTCTGACCATTAGTGAAGGTAAAAAGTACATCAAGGTTATCAAGGGTGACACCGCCGACGATCAGACATCGGTCTGGGGATTCATTGTGAAAGAAGATACCCCCAAGTTCAAGAGAGGAGATATCCTGAAACCTGCGGGATGGGCAGCACCTGCCACCAACAAGGCGCGTGGTAATATCCTGAGCGAAGATTACTCGATCCAGTGGACTGGTCCAAACTATCTCTAAGGAGTTTTGATGATCCCATGCCCGATAAAACTGTTGACCTGCCCACCGTCGGGTGAGGGGGCATCATGCATCGGGGTCATCATTTTTCAAGAATACATTAAGGAACAAGCATGAGAGTTTTGTTATACACAGAAGAATATGCCAAGGAAGATATCCTTGCTGCTGAACCCGCCAAGTCTCTAGACTATGACGACCCAGTGAAGGCAGTGCTGGAAGGCACTCACCTGATGGACGGTGTTGAGTACAAGTCTGCCTTGCTCACCATGGACGACGGGACACCCAAGGCATACTACTGGTGGAACTACAAGATCAACCGTCACGGCGCACAGAGGTTCTATGATGCAGATGTTGCGTGAGAAAACTAGTTGGACAAGTTGTAAACACGAAGTGACCAACATGGACTACCTTCTACAAGAAGACGGTCGATGTGTCGCCATCCGCAAGTTCGGGGACGATCAACCTTGGCAGAAGTTCACACGACCCATGCCATTCAGTAAGCGTTGGCGGTCGTTCACTAAACTCAAGGAAGCAGTTCCAACTGAGTTTGTCGCACCCTTCACCCCAGATCCATGGGACAATACATCATACAATTCATTAGAGGCATACATGTAATGGATAAAATGGTCCGCATTGAATCTTGTAAAGACAGCATGCGTTGGTATTCAGACAAGATCGGCGAGTACTTTCCTGTCCGGCACGAGGGCGAGACGGAGACATATGTCTCTACACTGGATTCGTATAACACTGGTAATTACGTTCAGAACACGGATGTTTCTATTTTTAATGGAGTAATTGAGTAATGGCAAAAGCAAAGAAAATAATCCTACCTCCCGTTGACGTTGTTGGTCGTAAAGTGTCATGGACACCTTCCAAACTGTCAGATAAATTGTACGGAGAAGTTGTAGCAGTTAAGTTAAAACCACATCCGCATCCTAAATATCCTAACAGCAGCAACCGCATACTGAAGACTGTTCTTCATGTTATGATTCCAGATGGGCGTATCTTCAAGATGTCCGGAGAGATGGAAGACCTCAAGAAGATCGGAATGGTTGCGGAGTCTAATAACGAGGAATGATATGTTTTGGGTCACACTTTTAACTTCACTGTCCATTGCGGGAGTCGCGGGTTGGTATTCAATCGTCGGACTCATGGCAATATTCTCTGGGTCTGCGATCTCTATCGCTATCATGGGAGGGGTGCTCGAAGTCGGCAAGTTGGTAACTGCCTCTTGGTTGCACTCTAACTGGAAGGGACTACAGTGGTGGTTGAAGTTGTACCTAACCAGTGCGGTGGTGGTGCTTATGCTCATCACTTCACTAGGCATCTTCGGTTATCTCAGTAAGGCACATCTTGAGCATTCAATATCAACAGGTGGAACAAATGAACTTCAGATCGAAAACCTTCAGCGACAAATTGGAAACCAGCAGCGTTCTATTAAGGATGCAGAAACAGTTCTCTCGCAACTCGACGCCACGGTTCAAACCCTCATCGATTACGATAGGATCAGAGGCAAGGACGGTGCGATCGCTACAAGGCAAGCGCAAGGTGAGGAACGTGCGACTCAAAACGAGAGCATCAATAATGCATATGCTAATATCGAGCGACTCCAATCGAGTCTCAGTCCCTTGCAGAGAGAACGACTCGAAATTGAAGTTGAAGTGGGTCCTCTCAAGTATATCGCTGAACTGATCTACGGTGACGATGCAGAGAATATGTTCGACGAAGCAGTCCGCGTCGTTATCCTTCTCCTCATCTTCGTGTTTGACCCACTCGCTATTGCCTTGTTGCTCGTGGCGACCAGAGACTTGACCACGAACAATCGCAGAAAGGATTATTATGACGACGGCAACCTGAAGGTGCACCCGAGCAATGTTGTAGACGTTGACGATAGTTTGACCGAGATGACATTTGAAGACGACATCCCAGAAGATGAAGACCTGTCTGAGTATGAAGTGGTTGTGGCAGAAGAAGAAGACCCAACTGAGATCATACGAAGACGCAAGCACGAAGACGGTTGGTACACGCAAGGTGGTACGCCGAAGATTTGACTTTGAGTAACAGTTGAGATAGAATAACATTATGAATATATTTCCGATAGAAAGAACACCATCGGGTGAACCCTGCCCCATCGAATCAGCACGAGTCCAGTGCGACCAGCATGCACAGAAGATGTACCTAGAGTCTGCGCAGATGTTATCCACTGCCCACCGCCTACTTGACGGTGCGGTTGAGTTTGTCCCGAGTACGGATAAACAGGGCAACATGGTCTATCTCAAGTCAGGCAAACTCCGTGTCAAGAAGCACTGGAGACTCGAAGACGATCGAGAAGATGCCATGTACTTGGCGGTTCACCCCAAGCACCCAACCACTCTCTGGACTATGGAGTCTGCTGAGAACTATGACTGGCACTATGCACACTTTGTAGAGTTGCTGCTGGAGTTCGAACGCAGACACGGGAAGATGCCCAAGACAGCAGTGATGAAAGATGTTCTGGCACGAAGACCAGATAACATCCCACGAGTACCATCAACTCCAATCAAACTTGCCATGAAGCAATTCCCACAGTGCGTGGTCCGAGACCGCGATGGCACAATCGACGTGGTGGAGTCATACAGAAACTTCTATATAGAAGACAAGGAGCGGTTCGCTACTTGGAACAAAGGGAGACAAGCACCCGAGTGGTGGACTGCCCGAGTTAATTGATGAGAGGCAAATATGAGCGAGTATAAGAAAGGCAACACCCGACTGTTCAACATTCGGGTTCCTGAATACCTCCACGCAGAGTTTAAAGTAATCGCTAAAGAGCGTGGCGTGTCTATGGCAAACCTGTTGTTAGGTTACATGGAGAGAGTGGTCAACGGAGAAGAGGAAGCGGCGATCAAGACCAAAGAGAATGCTGACTTTGATCCTCTTGCTGACATCCGCAACCAGTATAGGGCGGGTGAAGACTTTTAATGCCACTCTCGTCAAGTAAAAGAGTTGGACTGTTCCACGTCCCTATGATACAAGCAGTTGCTGACTTGCCTCATAAGGAAATCGAGATGTATGTCCGAGAAAGGATGGACGCGCATAAATCATATACATCGTATTACGATTTGGACTTCAACAAAGATCTGTTGAAAGACCTCCCTCACAGAAAAGAGATGGAATCTCAAATGAGGGAGTTGTCGATTCAATACCTGAAGATGCGTGGTGCGCCCCAAAAGATCTGGGTTGACACCATACCATTCTGTTGGTTCTCGGTCTATAACGAGGGCGACAATCATTGCCTTCACAACCACCCTGCTGCTGCTGTCGCTGGCACATACTACCCATACGCGGATGAAGAATCTGTCCCGATTCGGTTCAAACATCCGTCCTCCGTTCTCATTCAAATGTCAGACTTAAACTTCAAAGAAGAGTTGTGGCATTTCCAGAAAGTCCACACCGGAGACATGAATGTTTGGCCACCGTGGTTAGAACATCAAGTGGGAACTCAATCCAAGGTCGACCATGCCAAGGCAAGGATCGCGATCTCGTTCAACTTCGGCAAGGCGTAAGTTGTTGATTTGCTTCAAGTTAATCAGGTTTGCCTTTGTACCCCAATTATGCGATAATAGTATCTGAATTGAGGAGAAAGTAATGGAACGTGATTGGTTAAAAATAATTTTTTGGGGCGCGGTTGCCCTGTGTGCGTTAAATCTTTTGGGTTGGGCAGCTGCCTACATCCTAATTCTTTCAGTCTAATTAAGGAATAACTTTATGATAAATGTACTCATGCTCAAGACCCCATTGTATGACCGCATGGTTCGATGGGCAGAATCAGGCAAGGCAAAGTCTATGCCTCTTCATCCGCAAGACTACTATACGCTGAGTAAAGCGGGTCTAGTTGAAAAGATGGAAGAGAAGTTCAAACTTCCTATCATCTGTCTTGGTGGCGAATCTGGTCTCGCTGCGTTCATGAAAGATCGCATGCGGTCTCAGGAAGAAGAATAATGGACTTCGGTGACCTTTCTGATACCAGATTGATCTCCGAGTTGACGAAGAAATATGGCACTTCGGTGCCATTGTCTTCGACCGGAGATGTTTGGCACACCGTCGAATGGGATAAAGTCTTGGAAGAATTCTGTGAAGCAACAGGGTATGACAAGATAACTTCCTCTGAGATGATTGTTGAATTCATGAAGGAAAGTTCAGATTCTGCGTAAGTTGTTGATATTGCAAGAGTTTATTTCATTTGTCTTTGGATCCGATTTGAGCGATAATAGTGTCTGAATTGAGGAGAAAGTTATGAGTAAAGACGACGTTGTTGGTTATATTATTATCACAGGACTCGGGTTGTTCATCGGGTTGTCATTAGGGTATTTCATATAATGCCCGTCTATGGTTCTATGCGTCACGACTTCACTGGTCGCAAGATCAAGAAGAAGGTTGTGCATGGCGAGAGGTTCAAGAAGTTCGAAGCACCTGCCTTCACGCCCAAAGTCGCTGATGCTGGTCCGTATCGCAGAGATGCTGACGTGCAGTACAAGTCTGCTGAGTTGGGCGCACCTAGTGTTTGCGCTGCTCCAGAGAAGAAAGAATACACAGGCACGTTGATCAAGGGTATCGCCACGATGCACAAGAGCAACGCTGTTCCGGTAATCAACCAACAAGAAGCGACGGATATCGCTAACATGAGGAGAGGCGGATGAAGTCCAAGTTAGTCGAAGCATATATGCAGACGGCACAGGTATTTGCCAACTGCTCAACTGCCAAGAGACTCAAGGTAGGCGCGATCATCGTAGACCCAGATACAGGCGCGATCATCTCTGTTGGTTATAATGGCACACTCCCTGGATCTTCGAACCAATGCGAAGAGTTGATTGATAAACCTGCATTTAAAGTGCACCCCGACGACGAGCACATATACTTCAAGTATAGAACTCGGGACGATGTCCTACACGCAGAAGAGAATGCTATCGCCAAACTGGCAAGAAGTCCATCCTCTGCTGATGGCGCATGGATGTTCCTGACGCACTCGCCTTGTATCAAGTGTGCAAGGTTGGTCGTGGCAAGCGGGATCTCCCGAGTGTTCTACAAGGAGCAGTTCGAAGGTAGGTTGGGTTGTGGTCTGGAATTGCTACACGCACACGACGTCAACACATTTCAGGTCAAGTAGTCATGAATATTCTTTGGAAACTTTGCACCATAATTGGAATGTTACTTATCATTTCCGCTATTAGTAAGCAGGAGAAAGAAGAACTAAATAGACTGCAAGAAACTAACGAAGAAACCGGAGACGGAAATGTCTAAAGAAAGGGTAGAAGACTTACCAGAAGCAGTCCTCATGTGTGTTGAGAAACTGTCTCACTACTTCGAGCAAGATGCTGCTGCATCTCACGATGCAAATGATAACATGATCTTCATCTGGACTTTCGAGCAAGATGGTGACCCTGTTCAGGTACACATGCTGAAGACACAGAACGGTGGGTATGCTCTCGCTGCTGCTGACTTCGGGCAGGACGGCAAACTCGCAAACAAGTGGACCAAACAGAACAAAGGTCACTGGAAGAAAGCGAAGAGTATTATCATGAGCACTGCTGGTGTCAAGAACATCTATGAAGGCATCGGTGGGGTTAAGAACCTCGTTTGAGGTTAGAACTCAACATCACAGAACTGTGCAACCTCCGTTGCGGGTTCTGTCCTCGTGCTCACGGATACCCGAACGAGAACAAGCATATGTCCATAGAGACTATGCTGAAGATCTGCGCGCATGTTGATGAAGTTCCTGAACCAGTTGAAGTGCTGGTGTGTGGAAGAGGCGAACCAACTCTGCACAATGACTTCGAACGATTAATGGAACCACTGTTCAACTCAAAGGCGACAGTGATATTGACAACCAACGGGAAGAATGTCGAGAAGTATCGAGAGACAGTTGACCGTTTTGATTATGTCAAGCAGAACAATTATGACTTCTACGTTCCACCGAAGGTAAACTCTCGGGCGGGTACTGTCCCTGAAGAGATTGTAGGGGTTGTCGACATAACCGATTTGCGATATAATTATTGTGATAAGATATTCGACTGGTTGTATGTCGATTGGCAAGGGAATTATAACCTTTGCTGTAATGATTGGGACCCTGTTGTGGTCTTGGGTAACGTACAAGAAACATCGTTGCTCGAACACGACAGGAATAACCCAGAACTGCAAGAATATAGAATGTACTTGCGGACAGGGAACAGAGTTTTAACTCCCTGCGATAAATGTGATTATAGGATAAAAAGTAATGCCAAAGAATTTCAATCTAGATTTAACTGATCTGCCAAAGGTCAAACGAGTCACTGTAGAAGGCAAACGCCACTACGTTCGTGAAGATGGAAGTGCTTGCGTTCCTTATCCTTCAGTGACAACCATAACATCTTCTTGTAAGAAACTGCAAGCAGGACTCGCTGCATGGAAGCGACGAGTTGGCAAAGCAGAAGCACAGAAGATCTCGACGCAAGCGTCGACTCGGGGAACTTCGGTCCACCAACTCATCGAAGACTATTGTCAGGGGATCGAATCCGAGGGTGTAATAATGCCCAATGCTTTCGATATGTTCACTCGCCTACGCGACGTGGCAGACAAGTCTATCGATAACATTCGAGTCATCGAAGGACTGATGTACTCCGACCACCTACGCACAGCAGGCACGGTTGACATGATTGCAGAGTTTGATGGTGTACTCTCTGTGATTGATTGGAAGACCTCTGCGCGTCGCAAGACACGTTCTAAAATATATAACTATTTCAAGCAAGAAGCAGCATACGCTGTTATGTACGAGGAGATGACTGGTACTCCAGTGACTCAACTAGTGACTGTCATCACCTCTAGTGAAGGCAATTCGCAAGTGTTTGTTGAGCACAGAGACGAGTGGATTGGTGGGTTTGTAGAATTAAGGGACGCATATGAGTTGGAATTACAGGGTAACGTATAGAGGTAAGAATGCCATGGAAGGACATTCAATTCGTGAAGTCTATTATGACGATAGCGGAGAGATTACCCTGTATACAAAATCACCCTGCGAACCTTTCGGTGACGACGAGGAGGAACTCAAATGGTGTCTTGGCAAGATGATCGATGCGTTCGACAAGGAACCGTTGAACCTCGACCATTTGGACTTTTTGCTGGAAAGCAAATGACGAGCATAAAAAAGCACCCCGTAGGGTGCCAAGGTTGGTCGCAGAGGTGTTGATCACTGATCATCCTTGATCTCGTTTATATCCTCTTCGTGAGATAGAGAGCGCTCTTCCAAGCGCCCCAACCTGTCGTGCAGAATAGAGTTTAGATCTTTTAAACTCTCAGAGTTCTCCTGAACTCTTTCTTCGTATACTGCACGTGAATCCTTCACATGCGTTAGTTGGAGATCAACATAGTTCATTATACCGAAGACTGCTGTACCTACGACCCCCAGAAAACCTATGACTCCTGAAACAATTGGCGCATAGTTTGTTTCTTTGGAAGCACCACGGAGCATATGCTCTTCGATGCGATCAATGTTACCAACAATTTGCGCAATGTCTTGCTCAGATGACTTTAGTCTCCCCTCGTGGGTAAACAGTTTGGTCTCAACTTCAGAAATTCTTTCATCTGTCATGAAACCTCCTCTTGCAATGGTGAGTGGGTATAATAATAATTAAGACAGTACTCACGTCACCAGTAGTATATAGGAAACAGAACCAGAGAATTCGCGACACGCGAAGCGAAAGGCAATTAAAACGCCACGTAAGTTTTTTCAATTGTACTATTATTTATAAATTTAAGGGTTTATATCGAAGTCGAACGTAAGTTGTTGATATTACAGGGGATTCAGTAAGTTGTTGATATTGCAGGGGTTTTTTAAATAACTTTAGTTATATGCTTATTCCAAATGAGTATCAGAAAGTTCTTGTCGAACCACCGGATCTGACGTATAATTCCTGTATTGAAATTGAGGATAATCTTAATGACTAAAGCGCAAGAAAGAGCAGAAATAGAGAGACTTACACGCGATTTCCTCGCCCGTGATAATAAAGTTTATATTGCACGTAAGACCGGAGTTTCTCGAGCAAAACCACAAGGTGTCAGAACCAAGACCAATTCCCCTAGTGTTAACGAAAACCGTTCATGGGAGACAGTATCAGTGGTTCAGAATTATAGAGGCGGTTCTGCTGCTTCCTATGGACTGCGCGGAACGTTTAAAGAAGAAGGTCTTTGGACAAGTTCCTAAGTCATTGATTCTGTTCAAGTTATTCAGTGTTGTCTTTGGACCCTAATTGACCGATAATAGTATCTGAATTGAGGAGATTGCAATGTTTAAAGAAATTTGTTTAGGTGGTGTGTTACTTTTCGTCGGTTTAGACGCATCGGCGCATCAGTCGCCAGAACCGATCCAGCCTGGACAAGCAGAGATTACCGTCCCTGCTAATGCCAAGGTGATCGTCGTCGAGTCTACTTTCCACGGTTGTGATCCAACCTACAACCCTTCCACGAATACCGTCTATGTGCCTCGGTGTATGTCTCCATCCGAGCAACAGGGACCAAAACCAACTATGCTTGAGCGTATCCTCACCACTACAATTGGGAATACCTCACGTGAAGTCGAGTCTTCAGTTCAGAACGGAATTGACCGAAAGATATTTGAGATCGGAAACAAGATCGACGAAGCGTTGGGGACATACTAATGTATACAGCAGAACTTGAGAAAAGCGAAGAACTCGGGACAATCTCCGTCTCCGACTTGCCTCTTGACTCATACGTGGCATCTGTCGGTGCCACTCACATATTTATGAAACCATGCGAGTTTGTTCATCGCAAACATCCCAAAGGAACAGAGGCGGGTCAGTGGGTTGAGTGTGTACAGTTTGTGCCGCATTGTCAAGAAGCGCATCGGGTTATGTGGATGCAACTCACCAAAGAAATCAGTAATGTTCATGCAGTTAGTATGGTTCGCATCGACCCCAAGTTTCAGGGATTCGGTCTTGCCCCTAAAGTGTATGAGAAGATCATCAAAGAAACCGACATCGCCCTTGCCACCGACGAGTGTCAGACCCCTGGAGGTCAATACATCTGGTCTCAGGTTCTCGGTAAGAGGGGCATCGAAATCGCTGCATTCAAATCAAAGTTGCTCAGAGCGCCAAGAGTCTTACACCCTGTCGAGAAGAGTTCTGTTGTTAATAGGATTGAGGTCTGTGACAACTATGCATGGGGGGACGAGGGCAAGAACGACTGGGGATTTGTCATGTTCAAGTCTAAGGCGAGGGCATAGTGTTGTGCAAGTCTATTTCTCAAACCGATTCCCCAAGTACCTCGAAGACTTCACGTATTCGGCAATGGACTTCCTTGGTGTCTCTAATCTGCGTGGTGAAGTTCGTATAAGAATGGTTCGGCGACTCGAAGACGATTGTTACGGATCTTGTCTAGGTAACGACAGAGAAGTTGATGTGCAAATCGCCACGACCATGATGGGTGAACCAATTAGTCGAACCAACAAACTCCTCACCGTAGGGCACGAGTTAGTCCACGTAAGGCAATGCCTTATGCGCCAGTTGTACATAGACGCGAAGGGGGCGACTGTTTGGAACGGAGCAGACTATTCATACTGCGAAAAATCTGTGGAACGGTCTCGTGGGTTGCCTTGGGAGACAGAAGCATTTGCCTTGCAACAAAGTGTATTGGATAATTGGTATCGTTACAAAAAAACTGAAGACCCGAGACGTATAAATATATGAAACCAATACGGTCCACAAAATAAAATACTTCGGAGAAAAAAAATGAAAACTTTTGAACAACTCAGAGAGGAACTGGAATCCATCAAAGAAATTTCCACCTCCCTTTTAAAAAGGTATACGAAGAAGGCAGGCGCTTCAGGTCGTTCAGTCAGTGCCGCTGGTTATGACAAGGCGCACGGATACGCCAAGGTTGCGCCGACTGGTGGAGCATCTGCTGCTGATCACGCAAAAGCGAAAGCTGTCGCCCACAGTATTGCCAAAGCACACAAAAACCTCAAGGTTAGTTCTCACGGAAACGAGCATTTCATTCACCACAAAAATGATGAGGACGGACATGAACATGTCCGCGTAACCCACGCCAGCAAAGGTAAGGTGCAGGTGACTCATGAATATGGCACGGCGGGAAGCGGCAAAAAGACTTTGTCTCATGCTGCTGCTGTCAAGCACGGTCATTCTATAGTGACCAGTCAAAAGTAATACTCCGGTATTCAACTTGCCCCACTTCGGTGGGGTTTCGTCATTAAGGGGGGTTGTCTCTGGGTCTATAAATAGACTATAACGAGGAGCATACATGCCTACATTAAAATCAAGAGACGAGTTAAAGATCCAACTTGACCAGTGCGGGTATAAGGATCTGACAGATGCCAAGATGTCAAAGATGGTCACCATAGAGTTGCCGAAGGGTTCTGACCGCGAAGAAGTTTTGAGAAATATCGCCAAGAAACTCTCAAGCGGATATGGCGCAAAATATTCATCAAAGATAAATCGGTCGAGTACTGGACACGTTGACTTCACTGGCGGTTGGGTTGCTGTTGCCAAAATTAAGGGTGGCGGTGGTAGTGGCGCAGGGTCAGACGTGACTGCCATTGTAGAAAGTGCCCAGTGCATATATCTTGCTGCTGGTTATAAGCAGAACAAATCAAAAAGTGAAGACACAACTTATACCACCACCGCATTCAAAGCAGCAAACTCCAAATTTGATTGTGACTTATCGCTCACTGCGATACAGAAAGGTCTGAGCGATGATTGGGTCAAATCTTCCAAAGCAGGCGCAAACCTGATCAACAATAAGTTTAGCAACAGCGGAAAGAACTATGTTGCCCATCGAGGATCTTCTTGGGTCAAACGTTTGGAAACTCACTTCAAGAAATTGAACAGAGAAGCAGGAAGACCGTTTGGCGATGTCAACAAGTGGTCTCCTGCTGACATTTGGATCGTTTCATCCAAGGGCGCAGGAGTCAAACTTGAACAGACGAAAACCTTCATCGAATTCAACAACCTGCTTCTAGAGAACTATCGCTCAGGTGATATTGTTGGGATCTCTCTCAAGAAGATTGTCGGTGGCACGGGCGCTACCAAAGAGATCAATGTCTCCAAGGACAGACCTACATATGAATTTGAAAAAAGTACGTTGGGATTGAGAGACTTCTTTGCTTCACAAGACGGATACCTTTTCTTTGACGGTGGCCGGATGCAGGTCAGGTCATTCGGTGCTACATGGCAGGGCGAAATCAAAGGCAAGAATGCAAATATGGGCAAAGTTTCGGGCGGTCCAATTGCAAGGTTTGCCAAAGAATATCTCGGAAAGGACATGATGCCTCAGAGGGAACTTGCTGGCAGAACAACTGAGGATATGGAATTGTTTTATAAATGGTATTCTTCAGTGCGATACACGAACGATATGACTGAGTATGATTTCTACAAGGCATGCTCAGAGAAAGATGGTACATGGTATCTCTCGAAGATTATGTCCACGCAACTGGTAGCACTGATTGAAAGTTCAACAAAGAAGAAACGCACAGCATTCATATCAGCAGTGATCAACTATGCTGCCTCGGAGTCCGAGTTATCTGGTCCATACTTCAAGATATATTGATATGGAAAAGAATTTCGGTTTTTTAAATACAATAAAGGAATACTAAAATGGCAACTTGGAGCAAACCAAAAAATACATATTTTCGTGGCGGTGATCTATTCGAAGTGGTAATGATTGCGGATGCAGACGGGAACGTCGGAGGGTCAAACAGTCCAACTATCGCCCTGCCAACTGGGCAGTCTCATATCAACAAGTTCGGATACACTGGTACTGACGTCAACGGCACCGCAACCATTTGGGACGCCAACGGCACGACCGCTTTATACCCATATCCAACCTCCGGTGTTGTTTCTATCACTTCCTCCAGCGGGAGCGATACAGGCGAGGCGGTAGAAGTTCAGGGTCTTGATGGAGACTTTAATCTAGTCACCGAGACAATCAACGTGGGCGCGACTGGTTCAGTCACTTTCTCTCGGGTCTTCCGTGCGCGCAAGGTAGACGCATCGAACGTCGGTATAGTTAGCATCAACGTCGGCGGTTCCCTCGCGGCACAGATACTCGCTGGGAACGGACAAACACTCATGGCAGTCTACACCATTCCTGCTGGGTTCACTGGATACTTGTTAAAGTTTCAAGGCAGTTCGGATAAAGCAGCAGCAGTCCAGTTCAAGTTGTTTGCTCGACCTACAGGTGGAGCATTCAACCTTAAAGGGCAATGGGGCACCCAAGGCGGCAACCCAATAACCTATGACTATCCTGTTCCTATATCTTTCGCAGAAAAGACCGACCTGAGGGTTGACACAACAACTGGCAATAACTGTGGTTGCGGTGCGGTCTTTGACATACTTCTAGTGAGAAACGACTAATGGAATCTTTCTTCGCACATCAAATTCTGTCAGAGCAGAAGAACACCCATATGACGCACCTCGAGGACAAAGTTCTCTACGGTGGGGTATCGGGCACCCGTGAGGCGATCAACGCTCTCCGTGGGTTAAGAGATATGCTCCAAGGGAAGCACAAGGGAGATATATCCGTTAAGTGGGATGGTGCTCCAGCGATATTCGCCGGAATCGATCCGAGCGACGGTAAGTTCTTTATCGCCAAGAAGGGCATCTTTAATAAGAACCCCAAAGTCTATAAGACCAAGGCAGACGTCGACGCAGACACCTCGGGTGATTTGAATACCAAAATGAACGCAGCACTGGAGTTGCTACCTTCACTCGGAATCAAGGGTGTCATACAAGGAGACTTTCTGTTCGGTCCAGGTGACATCAGTAATAAGAAAATTGGCGGAGAATCGTATACCACATTTCACCCCAACACTATCGTATATGCTCTGCCAGCAAAAAGTGCAGGAGCGAAAGAAGTCAAAGCAGCGACTATTGGTATTGTGTGGCACACCACATACAACGGCGATTCA